ATCGGCGATGAAACGACCGGCCTCGTTAGAGATGTCACGACGCTTAGCGTTACGGCAAATCAGAAACGGGTCTATTATCAATCCTCGCAGCCAACCGCTCCCGCGAATTCATCCTTTTTTAATGGCGACGTTTGGATCGACTCCGACGACGGCAACAAGCAATATGTGTGGAACGGCTCGTCCTGGACGAACAGTAGCGATAGTCGGTTTGGAACTATCACTAAAGTTTATCGGCAATCAATACAGCCAGCAGGATCGGTTGTTGGCGACATTTGGTTTGATACTGCTAACAATAATAAATCCAAATACTGGAATGGTTCTTCTTGGGTAGATACAAGCGATACCAGACTGAATAATATACCGGCGCTATTCAATCAGACCAGCGCTCCAAGCTCAGCCGGGCGAGTTGTCGGAGACTTGTGGTTTGATAGCGATGACGACAACAGACTGTATTTCTGGAATGGGTCTATTTGGGACGACGTTAGCGACGGTCGTATAGATTATATCACATCGGTATACAGACAGCCTAACCAGCCTACAGGCTCTGTTACAGGCGATGTTTGGTTTGATACAGATGACGGCAACAAGGCGTATTATTGGACCGGTAGCGCATGGGCTGACACAAGTGATGTCCGTCTAGGAAACATACCGGCAATCATAAGCCAAATTAGCCCTCCGTCTAGTTCGGGCAGAGTAATCGGTGATCTCTGGTTTGATACTGACGATAATAATCGCCAATATATATGGAACGGATCGGCTTGGGACGATGTAAGCGACGGTCGGATTGATCTTATTCCGACCGTTTACCGTCAGGATGACGAGCCGTCTGGAAGCGTTGTCGGAGACATTTGGTTTGATACAAACGCAAATAATCGAGCCAGATATTGGACAGGAACGGCGTGGGAGGATACGAGCGACACGCGGCTTGGCACAATTCCGGCGATTATATCGGACTCCGCAGAGCCTACCAGCACGGGAAGAAATATCGGAGACATTTGGTTTGATACAAATGACGGTAATCGACAATACTATTGGAACGGGATAGATTGGGTTGATAAAAGTGATGCGCGGTTTGATACTATACCAACTGTTTATCGGCAAAGCACATCTCCATCAGGCAAGGTAGTAGGTGATCTTTGGTTTGATACCGGAAATAATAATGCGCCATATTACTGGAGTGGAACAACATGGATTCCGATAGGTGATAATAATAAAGCAACTGTTGCTTCTGTAACTGATGAAAAAATAGCGAGAGTTAATTCGGACTCCGCTATTGCACGATTGGTTACAACAGCCAGTGCGGGAACTGCTAGGGTATATGTTCAAGAAACACAGCCCGGCAATACATCTGGCCAGCCAGGGTATCCAAGGCAACGCGGCGACGTTTGGTATAATACCGCGATTGATCTAGCTACCCTCACTCCGAAATTCGAGCCTTGGGTTTGGGCTCCATCAAGTTCATCTTCTACAGACGACACATGGCGACTCAATACGAATGGCGCTTATTCGGTTTATATAGGCGCTCTTGCAACCGTTACGCAAAGTTCGAGCGCTGCTTATTCATTAGCCGATCAAGCAAATACAAATGCAAGCACGGCAGACGGAAAAGCTGTAGCGGCGCAATCAAAAGCTGATCAGGCGTTCACTAATGCTGGAACTGCTGATGGCAAAGCAGTTGCTGCTCAAAATACTGCCGATACAGCAAAGGCTCTTGCGGAGGGTGTAGCTTATCAATGGGTAGTCCAAGGGTCGATTGACGGTGTTCCAGCAGGATCAATCAAGCTGGCTGGCGGAAAATTCTACAATCAGTCAACCCAGCAATGGGAAACGAGAAGCAACTTTATCGTAGACGCGACACTTATTGTTGGCGTCGCGCAGTCCGTTGCCAAGGCGTCCGACGGCGTGACGCCGGTCATGAAAATTGACCTAGACGGCGGCACAATCACGATTTCTGACTAATGACAAAGCGCGTTCTCATCGGGAAGTTTCCTGACGGCGGCTATGGTATGCGGGTATCTGAGCCCGGATATGATGTGACATCAAACCCTGTAAATAATGAAAGGCTTGTATTTAGCTCTGACTGGCAGTCTCTGTTGCCTATTCATGCGGTCGGGACAATATCGGTCAATAATTCCACAGCATCGGCAAATTTCGCTGATCTGGGTTATATTCCTCACAGTTCGTCATTAGTGAAAGTTCTGACATCCGGTTGGCCTTCGGACTGGCAACAGTATGGAACGACAAATAGCATAGTGCGTCCGACCGAAACATATGGAATCGTAGGAAGCACGGTGAATATGTCTCAATTATATGATTTTGGATATGAGGAGGATGATAACGACAGGCTTCAGATTAATGTGAAAAGCAACATGATAACGGTTTTTAGTAATTTGTCGGTTCAGGTGTATTACACTATTTATAAATTAGTGGCTTTCTGATGCCGCGCCGGGTCATCATTGGCAAGCATCCGATCAATTCAAAATATGGTATGTGGGTATCAAAGCCGGGCGTGGACGCTGCAAGCTCGATTGAAGATGATCTTTTGCTCGACACGACAAAGTTTAATATACAGCCTTTATTAAAAGGAAGCATTACAGGTCCGGTTCTGACAAAAAATGCTTCAAAATCGAACGAGAAGGGATACGAACAATCATTTTCACCGGCTACGCCCAGTGATGGTCAGATTTGCTATGAATACGACATATTATTCGGTGTGGATTACGGATTTATTCCGGCTTGCTTTGTAACATATAGCTCGACAGAGGGTGGCGAGCCATATCCTGCGGTATTGGTCAAAAGTGATCGGCTGACGTTACAATATTGGAGGCAGCATCAGTCATATTATACTGGTCAGTTCCAGCAAGGTGGTTTTACAATTTATCAGTTTAATGCAAACGCGGCTCCGTCCACATATCAGTTTGCGACCACAATTCATTATACAGTTTTCAATCAGCCCATAACAGATACGTATCCAACAGGTTCTGCGTCTGGCATAGATAGAGTGATCCTCTCCAAGGATAAAATAAAGATTTCAAGAGACGGTTATGATGTAAATACATCAACCGCTCCGCAGACATCGTTCAATGTTGATTTTAATTCCGCCGACAGCAACCAGCGCAAATATAGTGGCGTATTTATGCGCGGAACGGCTCGAACAGATACGGGAACATGGAGTTCAGTTCAGATTTCAAACAGGTTAATGTCGGGAACGCAAATAGTCACCCGGAAATATATGACGATTCCGTTTGGGAAAACATTTTCTAGTCCGCCTCAAATACTTTATGCAATCAGACATTTAAATAATTTATCAGCAGGAGCGTATCAACGCTATTCGGCAATAAGAGCGGTTACAGGCGGAACAATCGGAACGGTTGTTTGGGTCTCTGCATCAACGACAGAACTCACACTCCGCGTCGATTACAACACATTTGGAACGGCTGTTGGAAATAAAGACTGGGAATTTTCCTACGTCGTCTTTCAAGCATAGGTCATCGACATGAACATGAGTCTTATCGCCAACGCTATCGCCGCGCGGAACGCAGACGCTGCGGCGAGAGACGCGCAATCTACCATTATGGCCGGTCAGGATCGCTCTCTGGCGGCTCTTGGACAGGGTTATAATACGGCGCGCGGAGACATTACGGGCGCGAACACGTCGGCTATCAACGCCATCAATCAGGGCGGCACGGCAGCGCAGGGTTTCTTTGATCAGGGCCTTGATCGGTCGCTGTCGGCTCTGAGTGGCGGCTTTGATCGGGCATTTGGTGCGATGGATCGCGGATACTCGGATGCGACGGGTGCGGTCAATCGCGGGATCGACGTAAACCAGCCGTTCTATAATACCGGCGTTTCGGCTAATACGATGTATGGAAACGCGCTTGGCCTCGGCGGCGCGGGCGGCAACGAAGCGGCTGTTGCTGCCTATAAGGCAAGCCCTGGCTATCAGAATGCCGTTAATTCTGCGGTTGACACGATAGCGCGCAGAGCCTCGGCGCTTGGCGGAGTTGGTGGTAATGCGCTATCCGCCATCGGTGATTCCGTCGGTAAATTAGCTCTCGATGATTATGGTAGCTGGCTTAACCGTCTTTCTGGCGTGTCTGCGGCTGGTCAGAACGCCGCTGGCAATATGCAGAGCGGCTTTAATACGCTTGGGTCGGTCGCCAATAATTACGGGAACAACACGGCAAATCTCGCTACGAACCTTGGCACGAATACCGCCAATCTTTACGGCAGCTACGGAACGAACTCCGCCAATCTCGCCAATAACAACGCGGGAAATATCGCGAACATTTTCGGCAATCAGGGAACGGCTCTCGGTAGCCTTGCGACGGGCTTCGGCACAAATCAGGCGAACGTCATTACTGGCGCGGCGAACAATTCGGCTGAAGCTGGCCTTCGTGGCGTTCAGCTTGGGAACGAGGCGTTTACGAGCGGCGCGGCGGCTTTGGATGCCCAGAACAACGCGGCGCAGAACAGGCGAACGGCGCTTGTCGGCGGAATTCTTGGCGCGCTCGGCGGCGTCGGGTCAGGGTTTGCGACTGGCTATGGGATGAGGGCTCGATAAATGGTTGCATTCACCGGCTGGTCGAACGAAGGCGTCAATTCCCTCGCCAATAGCCTTTCCGGCCTTGGCCAGAGCTTTGGCAATGCGTATCTGAAAAATCAGCAGATGCAGCAAGAGCGTGAGCTTTTGTCTGACTTTGGCAAAAAATACACATCTGGCGATTTCGAAGGCGCAATGCAGTCGGCTATTGCGATGGGCAAGCCGGAACTCGCAATCGACATCAAGAGCAAAATTGATCAGCAGGCGGCTGATAGTCTGGCGATGGCTCCGATCTCAGGCGTTGGCGCGTCGCCTTTGGCTGCGGTTTCAAACCCGAATGATCCTCGCGGTATTCGTAACCTCAATCCCGGAAATATACAGGATGGCGACTTTGCCAAATCGCAGCCCGGTTATGTTGGGTCGGACGGTCGATTTGCCAAATTCGACACGATGGAACATGGAGCCGCTGCAAACGCTTCGCTGTTGCAGAATTATGCCAATAAGGGCCTAAACACGGTCGAAGGCATTATTTCACGCTATGCGCCGCCAAGCGAAAATAACACCAAAAACTATATATTGAATGTGGCGCACGATATAGGCGTTGATCCGCGACAGCCTCTTAATCTTAATGATCCTGCTGTTATGGGTAAGCTACAGCAGTCAATATTTAAGATTGAGAATGGGCAGAACGTCAACCTTGGCGGACAGCCGCAGCGCGTTCAGGTTGCAGACGCCTCCGGCGCGATCCCGCAGAGCGCAAATGTCGATGCTTTAATCAAAAAGCGTGACAACATTGTTCGCGGTCTCTCAATGCCGGGTATCAGCAATAACGCGAGGCAATCCCTATCGGCGCAGTTGCAGGTCGTAAACAGCGACATTGAGCGGGCCGATAAAGTTTCGCAGCAACCGGGAATGCGGGTTCAGGCCGAGGCGGATCAGCGCGCGGTTTTGGCTGACCGTTACAACTTAACCGGAGAAGCAAAACAGCAATTTGTCCTGACAGGAAAGCTGCCAAAAGAAGATCAGCAGCTTACGGCGGGTGATAGAGACGCAATCCGCACCGCCGATGAGAATATTCAGGCGGCAAACAGTGTAATCGGCGCACTGACTCAGGCAAAGTCATTGAGTAAACAAGCCTGGGGCTTCCCAGGAGCCGGTGTCGCAGCAAAGGCTGGCTCTTTAGCCGGTAACGAAACAGCAATAGCGACGACTGAGCTTGATAATATGATCAGCGGTCAGGCGCTCGACTCATTGCGCGCGATCTTTGGCGGAAACCCGACTGAGGGTGAGCGCAAAATCCTGCTTGATATTCAGGGCTCATCGTCACAACCCGACGCAGTTCGTCAGAAGATATTTGACCGGGCTATTTCTGCGGCCCAGAGGCGGTTGCAGTTTAATCAGGATCGAGCAAACGAACTGCGCGGCGGAACCTATTACAAGCCGCGCGATGGCTCGCAGCCGCAAGGCTCCGGCAACGTCACAGCCGCAAAGCCTATCCCGTCAAATATCCTCGAAGAAGCGCGTGCCGCGATCCCTCGGAAGGGTCGGGAGGCTGTCATCAATCTCTTGCGTCAGCAAGGGTTCGATACGAGCGGGCTCTAGTTTCTCGTCGAGGCTTTGGAAAAGTTCAATTTCATTAAAAAGGCAACACGCTGAGTAGATGGCGTGGCTCCAGAACGGAAACACGGTGAACCCGGCAACCACGAAATAAAAGTTCGCCGCGTTTTCGTAAGTCGCTGAAATACCGATCATCGACAGACCTTTAATGGCTGCTTCAAACGCAAGCCATCCCAACGCCACGTACACAGCAATCTCAAACATACGAGTGACGATCCAGATGGGAATGTTTGACGCTTTACCTGACATCGATCCGAATCCTCAGAAAAAGTCCGTCAAATCGTCAGGCATGTTTGAGGTTTTGCCCGATGTTGCGCCGAACCCGCGCGGTCAAGTCTGGCCTCCGCAGGTGGATTTTGAACCTACTACCGACGCCGAGAAGAAGCTAGCTGGCGAACTGCGGAACGTAGCCGACCGGGAGCTTCTTTCCATGGCTGGCGCGGAAAGCCCAGCTTACGCTGCAACCACGCAGTTTGCCAACACCATTGGCCTCAATATTCCGCGAAATCTTGCCGCCGCCATCCGGGCGGCTGGATCGGACGAGCGAACCTTCCAGCAGGAATACGACTACCTCAAAAATGTAGACGAAGCGGCGGCCCGACAAAGCCCGCGCGCGGCGGTCGCAGGTATGGTCGGCGGTGCGCTAGGGCAGGGCTTGGCGCTGGCTCCGGCGGCTGCAACGTCGATGGCTGGACGGGCCATCCAAGGCGCTGCAATGGGCGCAGGGCTCGGTTACGCATCTGAGGCGCTGGATAGCAAAGACCCGACAAAAGCCGCACAGGCAGCCGGTTTTGGCGCTTTGGGCGGCGGTCTTGGCGTTCCGGTCGTTGAGGGCGCGGGCGCGGCGCTCGGAGCGGTCGCCCGTCCTTTCATAAACACCGCCAGCGGGCTCATTAACCCGGAAAGAGAGGCGGCCCGCCGTGTTGGTGCGGGACTGGCCGCCGACTTTGGCATGGGCGGCGAGAACCTGACGGCTGCGGAAGCCGCTGGAGCCGGGCGCAGAGGTCAGGAACTGGTCGTAGCCGACTTTGGCGGCGAGACGACCCGCGCTTTGGCCAGATCGGCGGCCAACACGTCGCCGGAGGCCCGGATGGCGCTTGGCGATGTCATTGAGCGCCGGTTTTCGACACAGGGCGACCGGTCGAGCGATTTCATCAATTCGCTTGGCTCCGGGCAGTCCGCCGTCAATACCCTCGACCAGTTGCAGACGGCGGCGCGGGCGGCCAACAAACCGGCATACGCGCGAGCCTATAGCGATCCTGCCGGGCAGGCGGTCTGGAACGAAAATCTGGCCGATCTGATGCAGGCTCCGGCGGTTCAGGACGCGATCCGGGCCACAATGAAGACCGGCGCGAACAAGGCTGCCGCGCAAGGCTTTAAGGCTCCTAGAAATCCGTTCGTAGAAGACGCGAACGGCAATTTCGTCCTTCGCACGAACCCGGATGGCTCTACGGCAGTCCCGAATATTCAGTTCTGGGATTACGTCCAGCGCGATCTCCGCGACGCACAGGAAACGCTCGCCCGTCAGGGCGCGAAAGGCGCATCCAGCGACATCAAGGTTTTGCGAGACCAGCTTAATAGCGTTCTCGATACGACTGTCCCTGAGTTTGGAAAGGCGAGGGCGGGCGCTGCAAGGTTCTTTGGCGCAGAAGATGCGCTTGAAGCCGGGCAGAAGTTCGTCAAGTCGAAGCTCGACAATGCGGCAGCGGCAAAAGAACTTGCCAAAATGTCGAAAGCCGAACGCGACCTGTTCGCCGAAGGCTTTATCTCCGAAATGGTCAACGACGTTCGCAACATTGGCGACCGTCAAACAGTCATCAATAAAATCTACAATACGCCAAACGCTCGTCAGCGCGTCAACATGGCGCTTGGCTCGCAGCGGGCAAAAGAGCTTGAAGCGTTTCTGCATGTTGAGACTATCGCCGACCGGCTCAGAAATGCCGTTGGAGCTAACTCAACAACGGCGAGACAGCTTGCAGAAATGGGTCTTGCTGGCGGCGGAAGCGGCGCGTTGCTTGGCGCGGGCGCAGGCTATGCAAGCGGTCAGGATGTTTCGACGGGTGCCATTGCAGGAGCTTTGTTCCAGCGTGGCGCAACCAAGATTGATGCTCGCGTCGCCAGAAAAGTCGGCGAACTTCTCGCATCAAATAATCCCGCTGATTTTCAGAAGATCGTGCAAACGGCAATCAAAAACCCATCGGTCATGCGGGCGCTTAAAACATTTAATCTCAAGTCGATTAGCTCGGCCTCCGGCGCAGCATCGGAAGAACGCCAATAAACAGGATCAAACATGGCTAACTACGTCCCGCTCAGCCTACAGCCGATCTTCTTTAACGGTCGGCCACAGGTTGGAGCCAAAATCTACGTCTATAACGCAGGCGGCAACACTCCGAGAGAGTGCTACTCTGACGGCGTTTCCGGCGCGTTGCACGCCTGGCCGCTTCTTTCCGACAGTAACGCCTGTATCCCGGCCTTTTGGGTTGGAGATGGCGACATCAAGATCGTCATTACGACGGCTGATAATCAGGTCATCCGCTCGGTCGATAATATCCCGATTGTGTCGTCTGCGAGCGGTGGCGGCGGTGGTGGCGAAACGCCTCCGGCGACGGACATTCCGGCTGGCTTCATTATGCCCGCTCACATGGACGGACCAGTAACCGGATGGGTCCGCTGCAACGGCAAATCAATCGGAAAAGCCGGTTCGGGTGCTACAGAACGCGCCAATGCCGACTGCTACGACCTTTTCGTAAAGCTCTGGCTCGAAGACGCGAACCTTTCTGTCACGGCTGGTAGAGGCGCAAGCGCAGATGCCGACTGGAACGCCGGTAAAATGATTTCTCTGCCCGACTATCGCGGCAGGGCGCTTGTCGGCCTCGATGACATGGGATCGACCGCCGCCAATCGTCTGAGCGGCGCGACATATCTTGCCGGAAACGCAACGACGCTTGGCGCGACGGGCGGCGCTCCGACCGTAACGCTGTCTCTTGGTCAGATGCCTGTTCATGCTCATACCGGAACGGCCTCGGCTAGCGGCGAGCATACGCATACGAATACGGTCTCATCGGCGGGCAATCATAATCACGCCAACGCGAACACAAATACGACAGGCGAGCATTCCCACGGCGTTACCGATCCCGGCCACAGCCACTCGGAAAACCGCTTTACGGCAAATACAGGACTATACGCCGCTGGCGCATTTGGCGCACTCGGTAGTGGCAGCAATAGCCTAACCAACACCACATCCAGTTCAACAGGCGTTACGATTAACAACAATGGAAGCCATTTCCATTCCGTTTCGATGGATGACGCTGGCAACCATTCCCACACCGTGACGATAGCGAACTCTACGACGCACACTCATACCGTGACGATTGCGAATTCTGGGTCGGGTGAGGCGCATAACAATATGCAGCCGTTTGTCCTGCTGACATATTACATCAAGCTGTGAGGCGATAATGTTTCATGCGCGGCTGCAACCGATCTCTAAAGGATCGGATTGGATCGAAATTGTCGAACTCGCTGACATAGAAACCGGAGAGCCTGTCGATTTCACCGGAGCGACGTTTAGAGTGACGCTCCGTCGGAAAGGCGACACAAGCCCGGAGATCACGGGAACAAGCTCAACTGGCGAAGTGATCTCTCCAGAAGCCGGTATCGTTCATATTCAGTTTCTGGCGTCTTCTCTCGGTTCGCTTGATCCGGGCGAATATGACATCGGCCTTAAAATTGAGCGCGACGGCTTCGCCGAGGCTCTGATCATCGGAACTCTGCCAGTTATAGACGGGATCGCCTGACATGACGCTTTTTACGACTTCTCGCCCGACGATCTCTGTTAAATCGGTCACGCGTTATCCGACCCGGATTACGACCAGCGCGGGCTTGTCATACAGCTACACGAACGGCACGCTCAACATTAGCCTTGATTATTCCGACATCCCGGATTCGGCGCAGATTTCTGATCCGACAAATTATACGACGGTTGTTTACAACAAAACGACCCAGCGGCTGGAAGAAGTCCAGCTAGACTATATCCCGACAACGGTTGTCGAAGACCCGGTTTATACGCGTGGCGACTCAAACTTCACTATTCCGAATGATTATCGGGTTCTTGCGCTTGTCGCGAATTTAACGGCCTCGCGGACGTGGACGCTGCCTTTGGCGGCCAATGTAACGTCCGGCAAAAGCATCTTTATTTTCGACAATGTTGGCGGCATTTCCGCTGTCAATACGCTTATTATCTCCGCTCCGACCGGAAATACGATCAACGGCGCAGCCAGCATTACGCTTAGCAATGCCTTTGCTGGTATTACAATCGTCTCGAACGGCGGCACTCAATGGACTGCCGTTCTCACCAATGTTGACTCGGTTGGCGGCCTCGGAACCAATGTCGCAAACGCGCTCAAACAGCCGGTCAACGCAGCCAACGGCCTTGTTCGGCTTGACGGCAGCGGAAACGTCCCGGCGCTTAATGGCGCGGCGCTTACCAGCCTCAATGCCTCCAATCTTGGCTCTGGAACGGTCCCGGCAGCGCGTCTTCCCGGCCCGACGCTTTCGACCATTGGCGGCGTCAAGGCGAAGGCCGCCGAAACGTCGAAATTTGTCAACCAGATCGACACGGACGGCAGCGTCAATCTCGCCCGGCCAGCCGCAAGCGACATCAGCGGTCTAGCCGCATCTGCCACCACAGACACCACCAATGCCTCCAACATTAGCTCAGGGACGCTCGCAGTAGCCCGTGGCGGCACTGGTGCTACAGCAACTACCGGCACTGGCAACAACGTGTTGTCCACAAGCCCAACGCTTGTTACTCCGGTTCTTGGCACGCCCACTTCAGTTACGCTAACAAATGCTACTGGCCTCCCGTTGACCACGGGCGTCACAGGGACGCTCCCGGTAGCTAACGGCGGCACCGGGCTCTCTTCGCTTACGACCGGCTACATCCCGTATGGCAATGGGACGAATGCATTTCAGTCGTCAGAAGACGTCTCCTACACTGGATTGGCGCTCAAGATCGGCGGCGCATCAAGCACAGGATATGTGACAGTCAATAAGGGAGCCTCCAACTCCAGCGGTTTCTTTGCGTCATTTGACCAATCTGGCGTGCGAAACGCTTACTTTGGTTATGCGCTGTCAACCGCTGTCTATGGCTCATGGGTAGAAGTCAACAAGCCTCTTCTGTTTGCTACGAATAACACTGAACGTATGCGTATTGATGGCTCTGGTAACGTAGCCATTGGAACGACCACGTTTTCAGCGGGCTCAAAACTTGAGGTTGCAGGGAACGCGGTATTAACTGCGGCGACATATGCATTTCTTGGTGTTAACAGCGGGGCTGTCCAATCTCAATTTGCGGCGAATGGCGGCGGAACAGTTGATGTCCGCGCTGTGTCAAACCACCCACTGACGTTCTTCACGAATAATACTGAGCGTATGCGTATTGATACCAGTGGTAGGGTTGGCATCGGCACAAGCTCTCCTACCGCAAGACTGACGGTGCTAAATCTAGGCACAACTGATCCGCGAGCTTTGGTGTTGCGTGGCCAGAGGAGTTTTGCTGCCGAGACGCATGGCGCAACGTCTCTTATCGCCTTGTCACAGGGAACGGAAGGTACGCACGATCTAGGTGCAATTCGATTTGAGCAAAACCCAAGCACCGCAGATGGTCACGGCGCTTTGGTCAGCTTTTTTGTCGGTGGAAACTCGTCTTCGTTCCCATCAAGCTCTGAGTTTATTAGAGGGACATCGATTACCTCTTCTGTTGGTGTTGACAATGTTCAAATCCGCACAGCCGGTTCTGAGCGTATGCGCATAACCAATACCGGTAACGTAGGTATAGGGACGACTGCTCCGCTAGGAGCATTGCAGGTTTCAGGTGACATATACACATACTTTGGCGGCAACTCTGCTGGTTCTGGTGGTTCGTATTATTTTGGTATTGCAACATTCCCAACCTACTCTCCAATGGCTGCAATCAAGGGTTCATTGGTAAATGCCGCTGGATCAGAGTTGCAAGGTGATCTTGTATTACAAACGAGAAGTTTTGGAACAGCAGGACAGTCACTTTCAGAACGTATGCGCGTCACTAATACCGGTAACGTAGGTATTGGAACGTCGAGCCCGCGCGCACCACTAGCATTTCCTTCAACCGTTTCAACTGCTGGTGTGCCAAACAAAATCCGCTTGTTCGATGATGGCGCATCAAATCTCTATGGCTTCAATGTCTCGTCTGGGCTCTTGGATATAATTGCAGGAACGGGCGGTGGAATTGCGTTCTATACCAATAATGCTAACGAGCGTATGCGTATCGATAACGCTGGCAACGTAGGTATCGGAACCACATCTACATCAAGTGCAAGAGTATCCATCAGTGGTGCAGGTTCAGCCGCTGCATTGATTTTAACTGGGCTAAGTTCGTCAAATTTGGTTGGCGATATCTACATCAACCGCTCGTCGTCAACTACCTCCATAGCTGCTGCACCAAATATATATTTCGCTGATGGAACGTATAACCGTGTAATTCAATCCGGCCAAGGGAACCTACAATTCTTCCGCTATACCACTTCGTGGATTGAGGACATGCGTTTGGACGCATCCGGCAACCTCGGGCTGGGTGTTACGCCGAGTGCTTCTGACGTAACAAATAAAGGGTGGTTTCAGGGCATAGGGTTTGTTCTTGGAACGCCGGGTAATGGCGGCCTAGATACATTATCGTTGGCTTCAAACGCATACAATTCGACAGGGTCAACATGGTTATATCGTGTAGGCGGCGCTAACGCCTCAAGATACGATCAATTTAGCGGCAGTCACAGGTGGTTCACCGCACCCTCCGGCACCGCAGGCAATGCCATCAGCTTCACGCAGGCGATGACGCTGGATGCTAGTGGTAACTTGGGTATCGGGACGACCTCGCCATCTGAAAGGCTCTCTGTCTCTGGTGCAATCGGCGCAACAACAACCATCCGATCATCTGGCGCAACATCTGGCATCGGCTACGCAACCGGCGCTGGAGGAACGGTCACTCAGGCTACATCCCGCACAACCGGCGTAACCATCGACAAGGTGTGCGGCCAGATCACACTTGTGTCAGCCGCTGGCTCAACATCGTGGCAGAGCTTCACGGTGACGAATAGTGCCGTGGCGTCCACTGATACCATTATTGTCAATCAAAAAAGTGGCACGGACTTGTATCAAATCTTTGTCACCAACATAGCTGCTGGCTCATTCAGAATTACTTTTGCGACCACCGGCGGCACCACGACTGAGCAGCCTGTCTTTAACTTCTCTGTCATCAAGGCTGTTGCAGCATAACAGGAGAGAAACAATGGCTATCACATATGACTGGCGGGTAGAGCAGATGGAATGCTACCCGCAACATGAAGGACACACGGACGTTGTGTTTACGGTCCACTGGCGCGTCAATGCGGCTGATGGCAACCATAACGCCACCAGCTACGGCAGCGTGGGCGTTACGCTTGAGCCGGATGCTGACTTCACGCCCTACGACAACCTGACGCAGTCTCAGGTCATTGGGTGGGTGAAGGATGCTCTCGGCGAAGAACAGGTTACTCGGATTGAAACCGCCCTTGATGGGCAGATCGCAGACCAGATCAACCCGCCGGTAGTTCGTCCGGCGCTTCCGTGGGTGGCGTAATGGAAAACAAAAATCTTTCGATTGAGCTTCCGGTTGAAGCGTGGAACATCGTTATGAACGCGCTGGGTCAGCGACCGTATGTGGAGGTGTCCGCCGTGATTGCGGAGATCAGGAAGCAGGCGGATGCGCAGACCGAAAAGCCTCCAGAAGATAGCTGATGCCAGAAGAAGACATTCGGTTTGTTCAAGGGCTGTGCCTCATCGGTGCGGCCCTTTTTCTTTTGCGCCTACTGCTTGACATCTGGCGCTTGGTTAGTCGGGAACTGCCATGACGAAGCTAAACTCCACAAGCATCGCCCGGATGCGAGGCGTTGATCCAAACCTGATCTCTCTTGCCAAAAAGGCTCGCGAGATTTCTCCGATCCCGTTCGAGATCACGGAGGGTATACGGACCAAGGACCGGCAGGCGTATTTGGTCAAGACCGGCAAGTCCCGCACGATGAAATCCTACCATTTGCGCGGCAAGGCCATTGATTTTGTCGCTATGCCGGGCGGCAAGGTTTCGTGGAACATCAAGGACTACAAGACCATCGTGGAGAAGGCGTTTAAACCGGCTGCAAAGGCTCTTGGTCTCACTGGCGCGATCACATACGGGCTTTATTGGAAAAGCATCGTGGACGGCCCACACGTTCAAATCGAAACGTGACCATCATGGAAGCTGTGCGGTTTCTGATCGTTTCTATGATCTATACCGCCGTTCTTTTTGGGTTCGCGTTCCTATTGACCGGCTGCGCGGTTGAAGGCGCGGGTTTTGAGAATAGCGGGCGACACGCAAAGCCGGTTGTGTGTCGTGAGATACGGCCCGGCTACACGCAATGCAGGAGTGAATGATGATGCTTGTCGGATTTCGGACCTATATCGTTTCCGCCCTGACGGCGGCTTTCGGTGCGCTTGCCGTCGTTGACTGGGAAACCTTCCTGCACGATCCGAAGGCTGGCTGGTCGATCATCGCCATGTCGGTCGTCATGGCTGTCATGCGGTCGATCACCACGACGCCGCCGGCCCTGAAATGATCAGCGCGATCCTGTCGGTTGTCAGCGGCTTGTTTTCAGTCGCTGGCAAAATATTCGAATGGCTTTACGCCAAGCAACTGGTGGACGCAGGCCGTGTTCAGGAAAAGCTCTACGCCCTTAACAAACAAGTGTACGAAGCCCAGATCGCTGTTGCGGCTCGCGAAGCTGTCCGTGCTGCTACCATTCGTGACGGCGTGTCAATCGACGACAACGATCCCTTCCTTCGCGACTGATCGGCCCGCATTCTGTGACGCTGCGCGGGCGATCTATTACAGCAGGCATGACAGTCCGCCGACGATCGCCCAGATAAAGGAACATAACGCGGTTGGTGTGGTATTAAAATGCGGGTGGCTACCCGCAAAGAAGGCGAAGTGACATGAAAGACGGGCACCATGAAACCTTGTGGGATTTTGTGTCATCATTGTTTGAAACAACGAATGAAAAGATAACCGCAGCAATATCGGGTGCCGCTATTATCAGTCCAGCTTTTCCAACCTTTAAGCAAACGTCCGACACGGCGACGTTATTGATGCCGATCCTTGGTTGTCTTTGGCTGCTCAGTCAGATCGCCTTCAAGTGGTATGGACACTTCTCGCGGCCAAAGGACGGGCCTGATGGCACATAAGCCGGGACTGACGCGCGACGAGCTTGATCAAACCCGACGCGCGCTTGAAGCCAACGGCGGCAACGTCCGGGCAACGGCTGTTGCCTTGGGCATATCCCGCCGGGCCATGCAGCACAGGATGGCGAAGCTACGGAAATTCACGGCACCGTTACTGCCAAGCCCTATACGCGATCTCGACGAACTGATTGCTGATCGCATTAAGGAAAGCCGTAGATCAAAGAACGCTGACGACGCGCGCGATCTGATCAAGATCAGCGTCAATATCGACGGCCCGTTTGGGTTATTGATCTTCGGCGATCCGCATGTTGACGACGCCGGATGCGACTTTGAGACACTGGCAAAGCACCGACAGCTTGCAATCGATCATCCGTTTATCCTCGCCGGGAACATCGGCGACAATTTGAATAACTGGGTTGGTAGGCTGGGCCAATTATACGCGCACCAAACGACTACAGCCGCCGAAGGATGGAAGCTGGTTGAGTGGCTGATCCGTCCGATCAACTGGCTGTTCCTGATCGGCGGCAACCACGATCTCTGGATGGGCAATGGCGATCCGCTTCAATGGATAGCATCGCAGGCCGGTAGCATATATGAGCCGCACGGCGTCAGAATGGCGCTAAAACAGCCTTGCGGCACAGTGACAAGAATAGCAGCACGGCACGATTATCCGGGCCACTCAATTTACCACAGCCTCCACGGCCCAAAGCGGGAAGCCCTTATGGGTTTCCGAGATCACCTGATAATTGCTGGCCATAAACACATCGGCGCGTCGGAGCAGTTTGTCACGCCGGACGGGCTTGTTTGCCAGATTGTCCGCGTGTCTGGATACAAGATCGTCGATGCGTATGCCAAGCAGTTAAACCTCAAGAAAATGCTCATGCATCAGGCGGCGCTTATCATTATCGATCCGCGCGAGCCTGACACAAGTGCTGGCCGCTGCTGGTGCGCGCCAACCGTGGAACGCGGCGTCATGTTTCTGAATGCCCTGCGTGCCGACTACGAACAAGGGACAACAAATGTCAGCAAAAGAAAACCGGCGGCTGGTGGAAGCAAACGCGTTAGCACAGGGAATACATAACCGGCTGCTGGAAACGAATACCGGCCTTCAGGACGCCTACGAAGACGCCTGCGTATGGATCGGTGAGCTTTATCTTGCCCTTGAAGCCGCTGAGCGATCTGTGTCGGCGGGCTATGTCAGGACAAATACAGCGCACCTGAAATGGCAGGCAGACAGGTCTATAAACCCGGTTGATGACGGCGACGCGTGGATTTCGACGGGAGGCGCAAATGGCTGATGAAGACTACGAATTCGTCGTTTCACCGGACGGCATGTCGAACCTGATCGCGGACAAGGTAGCAAGCCGGACTGCTGCGTATATTGATCTGCTAGTGGAAACCAACAAGCTGAAAGACGACGCGCTTGTTGCCGAAGCGTTGGAAATGCTGAAGCGCGTTAGGTTGTCGATCAGCGTGAATTCAGAAGCGACGCTCAGCACCCTGAAAGGCGGGAAGGCTAACTAGGCGGCTTTGCGTATAAAAGTTAAATATACGCTTTCGCGTATTCAGTCGTCTTCCTGATCCCACATTTTGTATCGCCCGCTGTTGCCTGTCCTGTCGCCCATGAGCGCCAGCACGATCCGCACGAAGCACATGCCTACGGTGTAAACGCCGATGGCTGTGAATAGATGGACGATCATCCAACGCCTCCGCCGTTGTCTTTGTTGAACAAATACCACAGCATGACGTAGATGCCGACGAATGCCAGCACGGTGAAAATGGCTTTAAGCATCGCTATCCTCCACTCGGACGACGAGGCGTGCGCCAAGAGCGTTTATAACGGCTTCTAGCTCTATAATTCTTGGGTTCCTGTTATTCAGCCGCCATTTCCGCATGGCGGATGCGGATACGCCGGAGCGAGCCGAAACGTCATGCTGCGAGCATTTCTGATTGTTGATCTCGCGCCATATCCACCGCACGAGCGGATGAACGCCGTTTTTGACAATCGGCACATTTGCGCGTCTGTATCGGATCATCTCGCTCATCGTGTCGCAAACTCCGCTGCAAACGCGAGATAGTTCGCGCAGTCCAGATAATTGTCTCGCTTGTATGGGCTGGACCGCATTCGTGCGAGTTTTACGGACGCCAATATAATTGCCACGTCGTAGCAAGAAAGCTCGCGACCAAGGATCGTCCCGGCAATCTCTGCCGCTCTGTCAAAGTTCTTCTCTATCCCTCCATAATCCTGCCCGCGTTCTCCGATTAGTCCGGCAGCCTCTGACAAAAAATCATGCGGATTCATCTGGCGGGCTCCATAATTGCTGCGACCGGCGCGTCGGCCTGATTTTGGTATTTGCCCGCGTACGGGCTCTCTGTTGGTTCGGCCAAGAGGTGGAAAATTATCTGGGCGATTGGCGAACCGGCCTCGATGTCAATCGGCGCATAGCCGTGGTTCGTAAGCTCAAGCGTAAGCCATCCGGTCCACGACGGTTCGATAATGGTGTTTTGAACGGCGAGGCCGCGCCTCGCCCATGTGGATTTATCGGCGACATGCGCCAGAACGTCGGCGGGCATATGAAACCGCTCTACGGTTGACGCCAGAGCAAATTCGCCAGCCATTAGCGTCAGCCGTTGCTTGATGCGAACATCGTATCCAGCCGGGCCGAGGCCGTAGCTCATACCGTGGATGACGGTGCGCTCGGCGAACGGTGAGACCATTTTAGATTGCAGGCACCGGGATCGGATCATTTGTGCGGGCAAAATCAAAGCGTTGCTCCTTCAATGCAATGTGCGGCAGTTTGCGGCAGAAATAGCCCAAAAAAGGCCATTCCTGACGCACCTAAAAGATCGTAGATGTTTGAATTATAAAGAGATTGCGGTTTACGCCGCGCGCTCATAACGGCTTGGTTGGGGGTTCGAGTCCCTCCCGGCCCACCGGCGAAATCAATGGTTTGCGGGCTCGGATTTGGCGGCAAGGTTCGCTTGCGGCAGATATGCGGCAGATTGCGGTTCATGCGCCGTTCTATTTCCTTCCGAGGATTGCGATTTCATCCCGCAGGTGATCCGGCGCGAGATGCCCGTAGTGGCGCTCAACCATGACTTCGCTGGTCCCTAAAATCTCCGCCACCTTGCGCGTTGAGACGCCTTTCTGGATCAACCAGGAGGCCGTCGTATGCCTGAGCGTATAGGCTGTAACAGCCGTATCTAGCCCGGCGAGCTTTACGGCCCGTCCAAGCGCGACTTTTACCGACAGGACGGATTTACCGTTCCAGCGGATTACCGGCCCTGTGTGGCCGTCTCTGGCCGCCCAACGGGCCATATGCCGGGTTAGCGTCGGAGCCATCGGGACCGGCGGCTGGCGCTTGTTCGTCCGGCGGGCTCCAGAGGCCAGCCGGTAGATCATGCCGTTTTCTGTGTCTACATAGCCGCGCCCGATCTCATGGTGCCATGACAGGCCGAGGATGGCTCCGGGCCGAGACCCTGTGTAGACGCCGATCAGAATGAACCGGGCCAAATGCCGCAGCGGGCGGCGAACCGTTGCCGAGCCTTCCTGATTTTCGCGGGTGACGAGGCAGACCCACAAGAGCCGGGCGACCTCTGCCCGCGTTAGCCAACGAAGCCGTGAAGATCCGGCTGGCGGCAAAACAACGCGGATCAGTTCGCGGTGATACCCTTCCTTGTGGTGGTGATTTATTGCGGCGGCCAAATCCTGTAGGTCGCGCCGGGCTCCGCCCGTATTGCCGCGCCATTCGGCATATTTCCGGCACAGCGCGCCCGTTATATCGTTGAGCGTATATTCTCCGAAAAACTCGATAAGCCTCTCGGCCCGGCCAGCTGCGCTTACGCGACTTGCCTGACCCGGCACTACGTCTTTCAGGTAAATGTTTATAACGTCTGCCATCATTATTTTTGCAAGCGGACGATCTCTGCGGACGGGCTCATGTTTGGCTGCGAGATAGTCAGCGAGCCGTTTTTCAGCGCCCGCGCGGTCGCTAGCGCCGCAGCCTGTGCCAATTTTCTTCGATCCATCTCGGATGACCCATAGCCGTCCGTCTCCCGGCCTTCGTTCTGGCATGAGGTAGAGTCTTGGGCCTTTGGCTTGACGCGGCATCGTGATCTCCACTCATCTACTGCGGCTGGCGTCGTGATAACACGTCGGCCAAGCCTCTCCACCATAAGCTCGCCGCGCTCAACCGCGACGCGCAATGTAGCAACTTTCACAAGGCCGCGCAGACATATCTCTGCGGCTTCTTGCAGTGATATTGGCGAATCCGGCGAAAGGCTCATTTTGTGTCCTCATACATATTTCTTGGCGGCAAGCTCTGTTTTGCTATGCGAGGCTGCCTTCCAGAACTCGGAAACCCTCGGCTCTTGATCGTGCCTTTCGGTTCGACGGCTCCGATATGACGACGATGTTGGCGGCGTGTTTTAGCAATCTGCGGTATATCCTGTTTTGCTGTCTTCTCTTTATGACAGGACTCGCAAAGAACCTGACAGTTTTGGATTTCACCTGTCCCGCCCAGCCGACATGGTATGATGTGATCGAAATGAATTTTCCCAATTTGCAAGGGCAGACCGCATAATTTATTTTCGCACCGACCTTTACTGCGTTCATACGCCTGTTCCTTTGTCTTTGCGGTGAATTCATCGCGCTTCACGATGCGTCGGCCTCATCCGACAGAGTGACTCCACGCTCAGCCGCAAACGCGCTGATCAGTTCTAGTAGGGCCGTCATCTGTTCGCGGCTCAAACTGCTTGTGCGAAGTCCAAGCGGCACGCGCGTATTTGGATTAAGTCCGGGAACGACCCTGTATTCGCGCAGCGCGGCTGTGAATATGTCCTTCCAGCAGTCCGGCGTTAGCTTTTCGCCATACCATTCAACCTGCGCTGCGATTTCCGATAGCCGCGACCACATCAAGGCGTTTTGCTCGATGGACCGCGCATCGTGCTTTTTAAACGCGACCATGGTTCCGGGCGGAGCTTTTCCAACCCACCCGGCAACCTTGCGTCGATCAGTGTCGCTGACTATCGGAATCCAGTTTGGCATTGGCTCACCCGAAAGGAATATCGTCGTCCAACTGATCTGTTAAAGAACCGCGCGGCGCTGGTGTGGAAGCCGCGTCACGTTCCCGTGGCTCCTTGCAGGACAGCCAGATGTTGCCTTCCTTGTCAGGCAGCGGCAAAGCGTCCAGCTTGATCGTCCATCCCTGTCCGTCTTTCGACAAGAATTGCGCGCCGACCTTTAGCCAATAGGTTTTTCCGTCCTTACCGGGACGCGGAGATAAAACATCGAACCGTGTTGTCATGCCACTTCCTTTCTGTCTTGCAGTTCTTTCATTATTTCCAGATAAACATCTTTTAGATGTTTGATGTCAGACTCAGACATTCGTTCCTTGATGATTGCGGCATGTTTCGTCGCCCATGCGCGCAATTCAATTTCATCTCGCGACATACGCATGACCGTTTCGAGAAAATCGCGCACCAACTCGCGCTCTTTATCGATGTCGATCATGCAGCCTCGCTGATCTTCGTCGTATAAGCGCGCAGCGCGGCGATCTTTTCGTCGATCTCATTCAGGAACGCCTGAACCTTGGCTTCAAGGTCCGCGATCATTTCGTCGTCGCGGTGAACGCGCTTTGTCCAGTAGCGCATTTCCTCCGGCAAGCGCGGATCGTATGAGACGAAATCAACCCATTGCAGATCGCAACAAGCCGCCTGCCACATCATCTGAATAATGTATTTTTTCGGGATGACGCCTGACAGCATGTATTCAATATGCGTTGAGGTGTTCGGGCATTTTATTTCTACACCGCCCGCCAAGCCCGCAATAAGACCGTCTGGCGATGCGCCCGACATCAGTATTTTGGGATGATCCACAAACGGCACTTGCAGGATTTCGACGCCAGCATAGAAAGCATGAGCTTTCCGCGCTTCGTCCTCGAAGTCGGTCCCGTGTTGCATGGCGGCGGACGTGAATTTATCCGACCATGTGCCGGTCAGTCGCTCGGCAATTAGCTCGCCCATATACGTCGCGCGCGAAGCTGCTGGGCCGCTCTTTGTCTCAGCGACAACATCCGGTATACGGCTTGCCGTAGCCTTGCCGAGCCGCATGATTTTCCATTCGTCTGTGCCTTGCTTGATCATTTCGACACCTTGTTGGCTAAAGCTGTTTTTGCGCGGGCAAACTGCGCTGCTGGCAGATCGAAGATCGTTTCGATGCCAAAATACTTGCAGAACGTAGTCTCAGCGTCCGGCTTGCCAATTTTGGCGATCAGTTCCTTCAAAGCGTGAACCTGTTCGCTACTGATTAACGGCGCAGCGCCGCCAGCCATGCCGTCGTCGTCACGATCTGGCCCGCCATCGCGGCTGGTCAGATTGAGCAAAGCGGAGGCCGTGTAGCGTTTCCCGTAGCTGACGCTCGATCCGATAGATTGAACCGCGTTCTTGCTACCGGATGTGTCAGCCGGGAGCGTCAGTGTCGTTTCTTCGTAGTGGCCGAGTTCATGTGCGACCTTGCAGGTAACGCGGACTCTGCCATCGAGAACGTCGGTATTAAAGAAGATCGAGAAGCCAAACGATCCGAGAACCGGGACGATGGCGTCGTTGATGTCTTCCCATTTGGCGAAGCTGATCGGTTTGCCGCGCCCGATGTCGATTACGCCGTCTTTACGGATCGACGGCAGTTCCGGGCGCATAGTCGCCATCGCTGCGTAATAGGCTTTACGGGCCTGCTGCGCCTCGACGCGTTCGCGCATTTCCAGCAGTCGTTCAAGTTTATCGAGATCAACGTCAGGGTTGGACGCTGCGCGCTCGATTACTGATAGGATCGCAGCCGTTTCTGTTACGACCGGATCGCTTATTTCACGCTTTACGACAGACATAGTATTCTCCCGATATGTATAAGGCCGCCGTAAAACCGGCGATGACGTATGCTGCGGGCGTTAAAAGGCCGAGCGTAAAAACAGCGACGGATTGCACGATCATCGCTGGCTCCTATTGTCTGTAGGAATATTCGATTTCGGAATCGCGGATCGCTTCGCGCTGCCGCCGCTGGTCAGCGTCGTATGCTTCCATGAGCGCGTCGTGATTTTTCAGAAGCGCGGCTTCAACGAGCTTCCAGATTGGATCGGTGCTGCCCGACACTGTGATCCAAAACGCGGGCCTGCCGCAGCCTAGCGAGAGGCCGGTCATTTCAAACTTGCCGTTTACAAGAATGAAGTCGGCCTCGCCGTTCGCGTAGACGCCCGGATAGATCATTAGATCGTCAAAGGCGTATTCGAAGCTATGGAGGATCATCAGAGCCTCCCGTCGTTGCGGTCGGTGCTGATTTCGCGGGCGATCTGAATGCCGTCGTGGATCAGCCATGCCGCGCATAGAAGCAGCGGCGGGATCACGATAATGGCTGTGAAAATCTGTGACGCTGACATTGGCTTGGCTCCATCCGGCGCGCTGCCGGTATAGGAAAACCTATAGCCAAACTTATAGAGGTCGTCAATAGGTAAAATTATATAGAGGAATAGATATTCAAAAACTATGGGTGGCGTTTGGGATCAAAGATACGGGCTAAAATCCCAAATCCTTATAAGCCATCATATTGAGCGCATCGGCGATGGTGGCCCGGTCGAAAAGGCCCGCCAGGCGGCTCATGGAGCTTAGGGTCAGGCGTTGTATTTGCCGACCACCCGGTTCGCGTATTTCCACACGGTGCGGTCAAGCGTGAAGACCTTCGGCGGGTTGAATTGCTCGACCTTCCACTCAGATTCGGTCACGCTCACCAATCGCTTGATGGTCGCTTTAAAATGACCATCCTCCGGGTCAGTCGTGAAAATGTGGTCCCGCCCGCGCATATACGTCAGCTTTGGGTTCACAAGAGCCATGTCGCCGGGCTCATAGGCCGGGAACATGCTTTCTCCTGTTATAACAACGCCGTAGGCATTATTGACTTCCGCCAGATACCAAGGGCGTGGAACAACATCTATTGGGTCTGAACTCACAACCAGTTCGCCCGATCCGCCTTCGACAGCCGAAAAAACCGGCAAATCGCTCTTTCCAAAAAACCTATGGTGGATAGGTTTTCTCGAATTATCAAAGATTTGTTCGAGGGTAGACGATCCTTGTATGGCTGCATAGCGCGGATCGAGAGTTCCCGGCGACACTCCTAGTGCCTCCGCAACTTCTATGAGCTTCTTTGTGGAGGCTTGCTCGCCTTTTTCCAGTTTATTTATAACGGGTTGGCTCAATCCGACCGCGTTTGCGAGATCGGTTTGCGACATGCCTCGCAGTTCGCGAAGCTCTTTAATCT